CCAAATTTCAATCATAAACTAAATCCTTTAAATGTGTCTTCACTGACGTCTTTCTTAACACCGCCAATGACATAAGAGCTGATTTCAGTCTCTTGTGGTGCAACTTGTACCTCTGCACCTGAGATCCACTTTTGCGTCCAAGGCAGTGGGTTAGATTGTGGTGTTGAATATGGACATTTAAGTCCTAGAGCTGTCATACGTTTACACGCAATCCACTCGATATATTGATTAAGTAGTTCAGCGTTTAGACCAATCATCGAACCATCTTTAAATAAGTATTCAGCCCATTCTTTTTCTTGCTCAACTGCATCAACAAACATTTGTATAATTGCTGGTTCGCACTCTTTTGCAATCTTAGCAAAGTCTGGGTCTTCTTGCTTTAATACTTTTGATAGCAAGTATTGTGTTGAACCTAAATGTACATTTTCGTCACGAGCAATAAACTTAATAATCTTAGCATTGCCTTCCATCTTCTTTAATTCTGCAAATGCCCAAGAGCATGCAAAACTTACATAAAAACGAATGCCTTCTAATACATTAACACTGTTAATGCACATCCAGATCAATTTCTTTAGTTCATACTTGTCAACTACAATTTTCTTGCCATTAACTGTATGTGTACCTTCGCCCAAAAGCTGGTACCATTGCGTATATTCAATTAAGTCATCGTAATACTTTGAAATATCATCTGCACATTCTGTAATGCGTGGATTATCCATCATTGTATCAAATACTACACTAGGGTCTGAGTATACATTACGAATAATATGTGTATATGAGCGTGAGTGAATTGTTTCACTAAATGCCCAAGTTTCAATCCAAGTTTCCAATTCTGGCAATGTTACAATAGGAAGTAGTGCCAGGTTAGGACTACGTCCTTGTACACTATCCAAAAGAATCTGACGCTTCAGATTACTTGTAAAAATATGACGTTCATGATCAGTTAGGTCTTTAAAGTCCTTGCTATCTTTGCTTACGTCTACTTCTTGTGGTTGCCAGAAGAAGCCCAACTGCTTTTCAGTTAGTTTATCAAATTGTTTATATTTCATCACATCATAGCGTTGCATTCCTAGACCTTCATCTAAAAATGCCAGCTGGTCCGTATGATGCTTTTTATTCTCTGTATTCAAAACTGCCATTATTTCGGCCCCTATAAGTTTTTCACTATGTAATCATAGTACACTACCCAACTATGTCTGTCGAGCTGTTTTTTTAAATTTTGCAACTTTCACAATCGTCATCGTCAAGTGCGCCTGCCGCCAGTTCACCATCTTTGACACTAAAGTCCATTTCGCCTTGTCCATCAAATGTGTTAAAGTAATATAATTGTTTACCACCATATTTGTAGAACATAAGCAAATGCTGTAACATAGTTGACATTGGAATTTTCTCATCTTCATAAAATTCTGGATTGTAACTTGTGTTAACACTAATTGCTTGGTCAATGTACTTCTGTAACACTGCCATGATTTTTAAATAACCTTCTGGACTACGTTGATCCCATAGTAGGTCATATTTGTTTTGTAAACGTCTGTACTCAGGTACAACTTGCTTTAGAACACCATGCTTAGATTGCTTAATTGACACTAGTGAGCGTGGTGGCTCAATACCGTTTGTGCTGTTACTAATCTGTGCTGATGTTTCAGCAGGCATAAGTGCCATTAGTGTACTATTACGGATGCCAGTTTCTTTCAACTGCTTACGTAGCTCATCCCATGGCATACGCTCAACGTGTGGAATAAGTTCGTCTAATTCTTTTTTGTATGTTTGGTTTGGTGTAATACCTTGTCCATATTTTGTTTCACCAATTCCTTCAATATTACCTTTTTCAATAGCTAAATCTGCACTTGCTTTGATTAAATAATAACTCCAAGCTTCTGTCCATTCATCAATTAACTCTAAATTTGGGTTCTGATAATTTGTATCGTTTTTAGCCAACCAGTATGCGAAATTAATAATTCCAATACCAAGCGGACGGCGTTTCATTGTAGACAATTCTGCCGCTAGTACTGGATATTTTTGATAGTCCAATAACTCGTCTAAAGCACGTACTGCTAAACGACACACACGCTCAAATTCTGCAACTGTTTTAATATTGCCCCAATTAACAGCGGCTAATGTACATAAACTAATTTCACCATTTGGATCATTTAAATCGTTCAACGGCTTAGTTGGCAATGTAATTTCCTGACACAAATTGCTCATGTGTATTGGTGCTAACTTCTCATCAAAGCTACTATGCGTATTGGCATGGTCTACATTTTGTAAATATACACGACCTGTATTTTTACGTTCTTCCATAAATGTACTAAACAAATCACTTGCTGGAATTACTTGTTTGCGAAGTTTTGTATTACGTTCTGCTGTTTCATAAAGACGTCTAAATTCATCTTGGTCATTAAAAAATGCGTCGTATAATCCAGGTACATCTGCAGGCGAGAATAGTGTAATGTTTCCACCTGTAAGCAACCGTTCGTACATAAGTTTATTGAATTGTACACTGTAATCTAAATGGCGTACTCTGTTATCTTCTGTACCTTTGTTATTTTTTAATACTAATAAATCTTCTACTTCTAAATGCCAAATTGGATAATGCAAGGTTGCTGCTCCGCCACGTACACCGCCTTGGCTACATGACTTAACTGCTGACTGGAACATCTTATAAAAAGGAATAACGCCAGTGTGCGATGCATCACCTTGGCGTATTGGACTACCAATAGCACGAATACTACCTGCGCCAATACCAATGCCTGCTTTTTGACTTACATATTTTACAATACTACTTGATGTAGCGTTAATACTATCCAGGCTATCATCTGTTTCAATTAATACACAACTACTGAATTGGCGTTGTGGTGTACGTACACCAGCCATAATAGGAGTCGGCAGACTTAGATCAAAATTACTAACTGCATCGTACATTTCCTTAATATACTTCATGCGTGTGTTTTTTGGATAATCTTGAAATAGTGTTGCTGACATCATCATGTATGCAATTTGCGGTGTTTCATAAATTGCACCAGTTACACGATTTTGTACTAGATATTTGCCGCGGAATTGTTCCATACCAACATATGCAATATTCTCATCACGATCATGTTTAATTAAACTGTTTAGTTTTTCAATTTCTTCAGCAGTATACTTTTCAAAAAATTGCGGATCGTAATAACCCAAGTCTACATTCTTACGGGCCACATCAGTTAAGTGGAAAGGCTCAAATTGCCCATATACTTCTTTGCGCAAATGATAATTAATTAGTCTGCCTGCTACCCATTGGTAGTTTGGTGTGTCTCCATTAATTAAATCAGCTGCCGCTTTGATCAATGTTTCTTGTATTTCATCTGATGTAATACCATTATAAAATTGAATATGACTTTTAATCTCAACTTCACTAGGACTAACTCCAGTTATACCTTCACATGCATAAAATACAACATTGTGCATTTTTTCCAGGTCCAGTAGCTCTTTCGAGCCATCCCGTTTGAGTACAGTGATTTCTTTTGTCATTCTTATTATACCTTATCTCTTATGATTTCGTAGTGTGTTTTGCTGGCCGAGTATTTACTAGATCAACTTTTGATTAAACTAAAGTGTTAACTCACTACTTTCCCAACTATGCAGGATTGTGCTTTTTCTTATCTTATTTTCGTTATCTACTTCACCATAAGTATAGTTTAAAATATACAAATCGTCAACTAAAATTATCATTTTCAACAAACTTTTTTTTGTGTCTTGTATTGTATAGATTGTACAAGGCCAATCTATCAATTGTAACGTATATGCCATGCCAAGAGCAATTGCATTTTCATCAAAGTCATTGTTGTGCATTAGATCCCATGGCCCAGGCCAATCTTTGTTATCATATGGATCAATTACACGAGTACTTATCGGTGCACCTTTCCACCAATCTACAATTAACTGCAATACTTGATCATCATCGTCTATATCATTTAATGACTTTCTAAAGCTTCGCCAGTCACGTAAGAGCTCACGTGGTGATTTCTGGAAATGGTTCATTATTTTCTTCTTTTAATTATTGCACGGGGGTATACTGCACCTGATTTAGGTCGACCCATATGCGGTTTTGGATACGCTGGTTTATCTTTTGGTTTTTCAAGGTTTGGATACATCAATGTTTTATTAACAGACCCAGTTATATTTTTTTCAATGTTTCCATCAATAGGTTCATCATAAACTCCATCATTTGATACCATTATAGATTGTAGTAGACGTATTGCTTGCTTTTGCGACATATCTGGATACTTCTCTAACATACATGCCAAAATACCACATACCTGTGGACTTGCCATACTTGTGCCACTTATCTTACGATATTTAAAACCATCACGTACTGGAGTATCGTCTCTATCGTTATCATTTGGCCATGCACTTTGTACGTAACTACCTGCTGCCCATACATCTATATTACTACCCCAATTACTAAATCCACTTCTTCTATTTAATGTTGAGGTTTGTAGATCTACATCCAAAGATCCTACAGTAATTGCTCTGGTGTCACTATTGCCACCTGCACTATGCGGAGAACCTGCTCGATTGTAATATGTATATGATGTCGCACTACTGTTAAGATATGCATTATCGTAATCGATATCGCCAGGATTAAAGATTCCAGCATTACTATTTCCTGCGGCGGCGACAAATAAAATTCCGTCATTCATTAAATCTACACAATCAGCATCATATGCAGAGTTTTTAAAGGAGTATCCGCTAAGATTAAATTGAAAATTATGAATTTCTTCTTCACTAAATCCACCATCCTGATAATCCAAAGGATTATTTCCATATGCCACGTCTATACGTCCTGGTTCATTTTCATAAAAAGTACATTGCCAGTCAAGATGTTCTGTTGGTCGATAGATCATGCTAAACAATGTTTGCCATCCTCTATAGTGTACTACAAATGTTCTGTTAGGTGCTACACCCAAAGTTTTAGTTTTACAGTCAGATCCATATCGATTGGCGCCAGAAGTAAAACTTGAACCGGTGTTTATTAATGATGCACTTCCCAATAGTAGTTTTGGACCACCTGGAGTATCTGGAGTGCCGCCAGAGCCAGTTGAAAAACCAAACGTCATAAAGCTGTATGCAGATACCCCAATTGTATTATAATCTTGTCCTAAGTAACTTATTGGCCACGGAGTATCTATTGTTGCTTTTTTTGGACCGGAATATGCATTACCAACAAACAAGTTTGATTCATCTGTGAAATCTAGTAGTGGAGTGTGTGTTATTTCTTCAACAGTTGCAGTAGCAGAGGTTGGACTAACAGTATGGGCTGTAGGCTCGTCATATGTTAAATCATTAATCTCATTTTCATTTAATACTTGTGTTCCATACGCATGTGTTCTAAAATTCCAATCTACTTCGTACTCGGCTATATCTCCATTACGTAAATCAACTTCAACCAGATAACGTACTGGTATATCGCCACTTGCACTCATTTGACCAAACCTAGTAAGTCCTCTTAGGTCAACTGAAATTTGTCCATCGACAAATGGAAACGTAGTTACAATTTGGCCATTATTATTAATTATACGTCTAATAGTAATACTACTAACACTTGCAGTATCATCAACAGAATCATAATTAACAATTTTAGCACGTAACGTACTATAAGATTTTAAATCGCATGGGGTGTTAATTGTAATTTCTTTATTACTATTACTAGGGTCATCTAAAGTAAAACTTGCACCAAAGTTAATTGATTTTTCAAATTCCGGAGGTACTGAAACTAATCTATCAACTGTTGACGTAGTAGGCGTTGCATCAGATGTTATATATTTAAAAGTGCTATTGATTGGATTTGATCCTGTTGGAAGACCAACAAGTGTTTCGTCTGCTGTAGAGGCACCATAATATCCATCGTACACTGTAAGAAGCTCTGACGGAAGATAATTCTGTCCTCGAAAATTGATACTTGAAATGTTTTTAGGATTCATACCAAACATCCAACCAACAGAAGCACCCCAACTTGCATTAACAATTGTAGGATTTTTCCTACCTGTTTCTGGATTAACTGGTTTATTTCTGTGGAATAATCTAATATAGTCAAATGCAAGGTCTATAGAAACAGTTGCAGATGCATTATTACCACCAAATCGCATTGGTAAAAAATATATATTGGCGTCTGTAGCCCATCCTTCATTTCTACCAGCAACGGTTCCTGCTACGTGAATATTATGATAGTTGTCAACTGTTGGATGGTATATAACATCATCAAATTTGGTGATATCACCTAATTCTCGTGCGTGTTGGAACCAGTTATAATCAATTACTCTAGTGTTTCCGTTCTCATCAAGAAATTCTGGGTGGTTTGGTTCCCATCCCATATCATCCATAATAACAACATCAACATTTTTACCAGTATATGGTAATTCTGGCAAAGTAATAATATCTGACGTTGCTGGTACTGGTTGATCTTGATGTATATGTTGAAATCTTCCCCAATTGTTGTCCAACGGTTGTTGGAATCGATATCTTCTATATTTTCCCAATAATTCAATTGGAAAATCCTTATCATATATTTCTACATCTTCTACACGATCGTCCTGTTTTACTAGGTCTGCTTCCTGAGGTGTTAAACTGTAAATTGTTACACGGCTGATTGGTTTACGCATATCAACTTCAACTTGTCTGTCTGGAATAGTAATACTACCTCCAGGAGTTTCCATGTCATCGTAAAAAGTATCTGAGTCTTTAAAATCTTTCAGGATAACGGCATATAATTGTTGCATTGCCATTATTCCATTTTCAGTATAGCTAAAGATGCTTCAACTGCGGTTGTACTTCCTGACTTATTAGTAATTGCAAGATATACTGTATCATTACCAGCATCATTCCAACAAATACTTGCTGGAGTAAATTTTACAGTAGTAGCTGATGTAGTAATTACTTCAGCATGTACTCCTGCATCTGATTCTGGGTCCATACCTTCCAATCTTGATGAGTCTGCGTTACGTGCTGTATCACTACTGTATACTCTAACCCATGCTGCGGCATCAGTTGTAATTGAGAAAATACTATATGTTTTTGCTGCACTTGTAATATCTAGGTTGTAAGTAGCGCCATCAGCAATTGAACCTGTCGTGCCAGTTATTGCAATACGACTGTTTCCAGTACCGCCGCCACTACCGCCACCTACGCCATAACTAATTGCACCGCCGCCGCCAAGTAGTGCTTCCACTGTAACTAATCCAGCTGCAGGGTTAGCAGGATCTGCAACTGCAAAACTTTGTTCAATCCATGTCATTTGCACTGGATTTGGATCTGCGCATGTATAAGTTAAAACAAAAATACCATCAGTTACCGTACCGCCAAATACATGATCTAATCTGCTAGCTGCTGGTGATGATGTTGTATAATTATCATCTAGTGTAGCATCTCCATCATCATCTATACTAATGCGTAGTGTACCACTTCTACGTGATGTTCCGTCTGTTAGTGTGTATGTAATTTGTGTAAAGCCAAAACGTTCAGTGTCAATAGCAATAGAGTTAAAAGGTTCATCTGTTACTGATGGTGATAATTCTGCTGTACTTGGATTTACTGGAGTTGCTTCTGGAGGGGCTATTAGTGGAATTTCTGAGTTAAATTTAATTACGATATTTGCACCAGCTGCTGGTGCTGTTGTAAATGTAATTACAAAATCATCTATGGTAAAGGCTGTTGTTGGAACCTCGTCAATTAATACTGTATATGCATTTGATGCTACATCATCTAAATCAATTCCTGTGTTAAATTCTTTTTGCGGTGGTACACCTGTGAATGTTATTGGATCATTACCAATAAACAGGCGTTTGACGTCTGTGGCGTATCCTATTTCGCCAGTTGTAAGTGCTGGCAAATCTATTAGATTACC